TAGTAACGCTTTCGACAAAAGGCGGAGCGACCGGTGTTCTTTATGGAGTAGGGGCGTTTACAGCAGGCGATAAGACTATTGACGATGACGACGTTCTGAACGTGACGATTACCTTTACTGCTGCGGCAGCGTAAAATGGCACAAGGAAATAATAATTTTTGGAAAGACCCAAACGCGGTATTGGATTATGCCGTTGACTGGGAAGATTGGTTAGGTACTGATGAAATAGCCTCAAGCACTTGGATCGTGCCAACGGGAATTACAAAAGATAGCGATACCGAAACAACGACTAAAACGATAATCTGGTTGTCTGGCGGCACGGTCGGCACAAGATACACATTAGTAAATCAGATTATAACAATTGGCGATAGAACAGACGAAAGATCAATATGCATAGATGTAAGAGAAAGGTAAAAAATGAGTAACCCTGTATTAGATGCACATAATAAATTGACAGTATTACAAGTACGGAAAGAAGCGTTTACTAACGTGGCAAAAGCCTTAAAGATGTATTACGAATTGTTACGAAAGCAAGGGTTTAGCAGATCAGAATCGTTGCAAATAACTATCGGGTATCAAGTATGTTTGAACAATTTGGCTAACAAGACATGAAAGACTTCCAAGTGATATATGACTTTCTTAAAAATCATAGTACGCTACAAAGTATGGCTGCTATGCAAGCGTTGATGAATATTGAAGAAAAGATGAATAGTCAAAGTTTGCCTGGCCCAGCTATACTTCACAGGATATTAGTGATATTAGATGATTATTATTGTAACACCTTTGGCTTTAACAGAAAAGCCAGGGGGAAATACGATGACAATAGGAGAAGCACGACGTAAATTGATGTTCGGACGAATTAGGGGTTTGACTGGATATACAGACGGTAGGATATATCGTGGGTTTTTTCACATAATGAAACACGACGAAAGAAGCAAGCCTTTAACGATGGTAGCTAATATATTAGTTCATATACAAATAGTCGGAGAGTGGCCGGAATGGCAAATTTAAAATTTCCAGGAAATATCTGCGGTCTTGAAACGCTGATCAGTACTGCGCAAGACCTAACAAGTGGCTGGGTAGACTTGGGTGGCGAATTGAACGTGCAAGGGGCAAGAAATGTCGGTATCTATTTAAATGTAGACATAAACGATAGCTTGAATGTACGGGTGCGGGTAATGGCAAAGCACACGGAAAATCACGCTGACGAGTTTAGTTTGCCCATTAGAACGGTATCCGCAACGGATGTTAAAATCCAAGATGAATATATGGAATTTGCGGTTGACGCTGTGGATGCTGATCTGGCGGCTGGGATAGCGGCAGTCAAAACGATATAACGATGAACAAAATACAATATACAAGCAACAGAATAGCAGGCGTTACATACAAGACGGTAGATGGGGTAGATTATGCCATAGCCCCAGTAGTGGCCATAATCGAAGGCGTTTTAAATGGGGAATTTGTACCTTTTAAAGAAATAGCTGACGGATTTCCTTCTTGGAATGGTAGGCCGATAGTTATGAATCATCCCGAATTGGCAGACGGCCTACCGACTTCCGCGAATAGCCCTGAAGTCTTAGCTAAGTATCAAATTGGTCAATTATTTAATACTAAATTAGTTGGCAAAGCGCTAAAAGGAGAGGCGTGGATTGATCTAAGCAAAGCAAGGAAACACAGAGACGGGCGAAGGCTTTTAGAATCTCTAAAAACCAAAAACAAAATCGAAGTATCAACCGGCTATTTTAGGGATTATGATGAGAATCCGGGCATTTGGAATGGTGATGTTTATGCTACGATAGCGAAAAACATTAAACCCGATCATTTGGCTATCCTGCTTGATGACGTTGGAGCCTGTAGCTGTGAAGATGGTTGTGGAATACGGGACAATATTAGCAAAAGTACAATTATAGCGTTCTCTCTTGATACAGAAACAGCTAGAAAAATTGCGGTAGAGGGTGGAGAAAAACCTACCGACTTGCATTTAACATTGGCACATCTCGGACAAGTCAGTGATAGCAGGTTAAAACAAATAGTACAAGATTTTTCTTTACTGCATTATCCGGTAAGTGGCAACATTGAAGGTTCTGGAAAATTTGAATTAGAAAAAAATACTGCTTTTTATGTTGGGTATAAAAGTTCTGAATTGCTACAATTCAGAACTGATCTGGTAGAACTATTATCTAAACACGATTTTGCAGTATCGAGAAAAGATAAATTTATAGCCCATATTACATTGAAATATCTTGAAAAAGGTGATTCAATTAAACAAGAGATCAATACAGTCTCTAATATAAAATTTAACATTATCAGTTTGTATATGAATGGTAAAAGATATGATTACGAATTAGAGGAGAAAAAAAAAGTGACGGACAATACTGGGAACAATACACAAGTTGCTCTAGAAACTGAGCAAGTAGCGCAAAGCGTTTTTGAGAAATTCAAGACGTGGTTTGTACGGGAGAATAAAATGGATGAAAAGAAAGTAGCAATACTTAAAAGACACGGCTTTACAGTAGAACAGTTGGAAGGTGTTGACGCGAAAGTTTTGAACAAACTCATTTCTGTGCTGGCTAAATTCCCTTGGGAAAAAGACGACGACGAAGAAGAAAAACCAGTTAAAAAAGCAGCAGAAAAGAAAGAAGACGAAAAGAAAGAAGACGCAAAACCAAATGCCAAGATTGTAGAATTAGAGCAAGGGCAAGTAGAAACTAATTCTAAAATTGACGAACTGACTAAATCGGTTGAAGCGATGGTCGGCAAATTCGCTGCCGTTGGTGGGGTTGACAACGTTCTCAAAGAGTACAAAGAGATTGTTGAAAACAAAACACAAGCTAGAAACATAGTTATTGAAGGCTTGATTGCCAACGAAAGAAACACTTTCACTAAAGAACAGCTAGAAGCGATGGCTGACGAATCTTTGACTAACCTTGAGAAAATCCTTGCTCCGGCGAATTATGCTGGTCTGGGAGCAACAAATAACTTGGATAAAGAAGAAACAGTAGAAATTCGCAAGATGGGTTACAAGTTTACGGAGGAGGTTAAATAATGGCTAGTTCAGTATATCACACAATCGTAATCAGCCGTCAAGGTGATCGCGACAATTACATTCACGAAGCGTTGGCAGATAGTGCAATCATACCTGGCAAACTCGTAGAATGGACAAGCGGCAAGCTACAATACCACAGTACAGCAGGTGGCGAATCGCAAAAGATGGTTGCCGATAAAAATCCGTACACTCAAACCGCCGGAACAGCCGGAATTGATGATCCTTATGCGGCAGACGAAACAACTCGTTATATGTTTGGAGTATCTGGCGACGAATTGAATATGTTCTTGGGAACAGCAGAAACGGCAGTTATTGGCTCGCCTCTTGGTAGCGATGGGAGTGGTAATTTGTCGGTATTAACAGTTGGTACAGAGACATTCGCCGGTTCGATAGTCGGGTATGCAAACGAAGTTCTGACAACAACATCAGCAGTGGCGCGTGTTCGCGTCAACATAGCGTAGGAGATATAAAATGATACAATCACAAGCGAATATTGAATTCAGTAAAGCCTTTGAACCGCTGGCTGTAAATGGCGAGTTAAAGGTTAATAAAAACGGGTTTGTAGAAGTTTATAATTCTGTTAGACAGATCACGACAAACTCTCTTTTGAGAAAAGACGAATGGGAAGAATTAGATCGCCAAGTTATCAAGGCGCAAGAAGACCGACTAAACGCTATTGCCAGACTCCAAACGTTGGGGCTGGTTAAGAGATTTGGTTCTATTGGCACAGTTCTTTCGCAATGGAACGTTGTTTCCGAAATGGCTCGCGCCGAAGTATCTATAACCGGTCGTGGTAACACAGATAAAGATCGGGTAGATTATAATCTGGCTAGTGTGCCGGTTCCAGTAATTCACAAGGAGTACGCTCTTGGTGAACGGGAGCTTGCTGCAAGCCGCAGATTCGGCGATGGCATTGACGCTAGTAATGCTTATGCCGCAAGTCAAGTGGTTGCTGAAGAATTGGAACGTATGTTCTATGATGGCGATGCGACAATTTCTCTATCGGGTAATCCGATTTATGGCGCGACAACACATCCAGATCGGAATACGGGAACAGCCTCGGGCGACTTTGGTACAATAAGTAATATTTATTCGACTTATATTAAAGCAATCAAAGCTCTTACGGCGGATGGGTTTCACGGGCCGTTTGAAAGTTGGGTGGCTAATGATCAATATATCGAAATGCTAGAAGTGTATTCGGATGGTAGCGGTGATTCAGCGCTTGAACGTACAGTGCGGAAATTGCCTCAACTTCGAGCAGTACATCCTAGCGATTGGTTGACAAGTGGTGTACTTATCGTAATGCAAATGACACCTAACGTAATTGATCTTGGGCTGACATTCATGGGCAGAAATATTCAGTGGATGAGCGGCGATGGCGGAACAAACTTCTTCAAAGTCATGACCGTAGCGGTTCCGAGATTTAAATCGGATTATAATGGTCATTCCGGATTATTACATTACACAGGCGCATAAAACGAAGGGGCTTTAACGCCCCTTTTTGAAAGGATGAAAAAATGAAAGTAAAAGTTCTAAGAGGCAAGCATAATGGGCATAGTGCTGGTTCTATTATTGATGCTACGGTAGAAGAGTACGAATCATTTAAAGACAGATTAGAAATAGTCGTGTTAGCCGAAGAGGTTGAAGCGTCCCCTGCGGCGATTAAACTTGCACAAGAAAAAGGTGTTGATCTGGCTACGGTAGATGGAACCGGATCGGGCGGAAGAATTATCAAGACTGATATAGTAGCGGTAGAATAATGACTACACTCGTTGCCGGGGCGTGCATTGATGCTGACGACGTTAGGGAAATAATAGACACTGACCTAGTAGATACACAGATAAATTTCTTTATAAATATGGCGTATTATGCGACTTTGCGACTAGTCGGGAAGCTAGATAAATGTGGGGGTAACGGAGCATTATGCATTATCCAGCGACTTCTCGCCGCTCACTTTATGTCAATGCATCCCGATCAGCGCCAGCTAAAAAGTATTAGCATAGCTGGGGAATATGCTGCGAGCTTTATGGGCAAAGATGGTTTAATGCTAGATGGTTCAACCTATGGACAAGCAGCCAAGGCTATGGATTGTAGTGGTACATTGCCGAAATATGGGTTAAAGGGTGTTTCATTACACGCTTTTAACTATGCAGAGATAGACGAGGACACAACAGATGGCTAGTATTCATTTTCGTAACCTATTATTACATACATGTACGATAGAACGGGCATCGAATACGCAAACCACGAGCGGCCAATTAACTCCGACGTGGGCAAGCACTTATACAGACGTTCCTTGTCGGTTTGTGGCAAAAGTGAATAGGTATGCACAAGAGAATATAGGGTTTATGATGCGATCTGATTTTATGATGCTGTTTAATAATGGGGTTGACGTTTTAGAATCAGATCGCTGTACAAATATAAGGCTTAAAGATGGGACGTTGGTAGATGCAGACGCTTACACGGTAGAGACGTTATTAAAGCGCAACAGCACAAAACCGCATCATATTTCTGTGATGTTGGAGAAGATAGAATAATGTTTAAGTCAAAAACCGTAGGAACGCAAGACCTGGACAATACCTTTAAACGTCTGAAAAAACTGATTCCTGGACCAATTATGTCGGATATGCTAGAAGATGGCGCTTGGGTAATTGCCATCGCGGCAAGGGATAATGCCGTCGCCAACGGGTTAATGGATAGCGGCGACATGATAGACAGTATCGTTCCTGTCAAAGTCAACCAATTTCGGGTAGATGTAAAAGTTGGTGTAGACTACGGGGCAGCACACGAGTATGGAACGACGGTAACGATTACCCCAAAACAACGAGCGTTCTTTTGGTATAAATACAGATCAACAAAAGACGGTATGTGGATGGCTTTAGCACTGAGCGAAACATACACTATAAAAGCAAAACCTTATTTAAGGCCAGCGATAGATAGTCATAAAGATATGACCGTAAAAGCTATTGCGGCAAGGCTATTGGTAGAACTGCGTAAATTAGAGGCATAAAATGACGTTTCCTGTTACCCCCATAATTGAGACTTTTGACGGTGTAAACGGGACTTCACCACCGAATTCTAGTTGGACAAACGATATATTCTTTACGCTTGCCGGTGAAGGTCTAGAAATACAGTCTAACCTAGCAACCGAAGTTACGGCAAACGAGTATAATAATGCTTGGTGGAATACTACAAAGTTTAATGCAAATTCAGAAGCGTATTGCACTATTGCCACTGATATTGATGACGAAGAGATAGCAATAATATTATTCGTTAGAATGAATAACCCCCACGCTACTACCTTAACGGGCTATGCCCTTGGTTATGCCAGAGTTGATGCAGACATCGATCTTTTATTTCTTTTAAGGCTAGATACATACGAAGACATAGAAGTAATTGGCGCTGTCATTGAACTTTCTATAGAAGAAGGTGACAAACTAGGTCTTAGAGTAGACGGTAGCGATATTTCGTGCTACCGTCAACCGGTCGGTGGAAGCTGGGGTGAGGTTGCCACTGAATCAGATGCTACTTATTCTTTAGCAGGTTATATCGGGGCTGGCGCAAGTTTTAACTTAGCCCTTAATGATTTTGGTGGCGGTAGCGTATTTCATTCTCATATCTCATCATTTGGAACGATCCTGAGTTGGGATAGTGCGGGTGGAACTGCTTGGGTAGTAGTCGGGCAAGTTAAAGATATCCAGACGGTTTCTATTTCGCGATCAGTAATTGACGTTACCGATAGAGATGACATCGCGACAAATGGCGGGTTTAGAGTATATACGCCAGGCTTCAGCGATGGCGGGCAACTTGCGTTTACCATCGGTTTTGATCCTGAGAACGCAGAACACAGTACAAATTTATTCGCTAACCTATCAAATCCTGGAACATCGGTAGCGACTTTCAAAATAGACTTGAACACTTGTGAAGATACAGCAATAATGCAATTTTCTGGTTTCGTACAAGACTTTAAGCAAGACTCGCCGGTAGAAGGCGAACACATAGCAAATTTGGCGATAAAAATAACGGGGAAACCCACGCTCACAGTAACGTGAGAGGAGAATACTAGTGACTATTAGAACAAATCAATGGCTAAAAGACCATTTTAAGGGGCGTGACCCGCAGGACTATCACGATGATTTAATTGACAGTCTTTCAAATGGCGACTGGACACAATCAAAAACACAGTATTATATAGATTCGACTAATGCGAGTGCCAGCGACACTGCCAACACTGGCACTGATCCGGCCTTACCACTTGCGACTATTGACGGGGCGTTCGGTAAGTCTTTGGTGGCTGGTGATATTTTATGGGTGCTGCCTGGACACGTTGAATCGTTAGCCGCTGCTACGATAGATATGGATATAGCGGGCGTATATGTGATTGGTGTCGGTTCGGGTGGTAGTTTACCACAAGTACATTTTGATAATGCGGCTGCAAGTATTGATATTGGAGCGAATAACATAACTGTAAGCGGTATCAGAATGTTGCCTAGTGTAACAGACGTATTGATTGGAATTGATGTTGAAGCAGGAATAACTGGCACATTGATCCAAAATTGCGAGGCTATGGTCGGCGAAGATGGCGCTGGGGTAGACGAGTTTATTCTTTCTGTTGACATAAAAGCCGGATGTAATGATACGGTGGTTCGGGGTAGCCGATTTTATACCCACGTTTCCGCCGCCGGGGCAACCGATGCCGTCAAGATGACTGGTGCGTCAAGCAGATGCAGGGTTTATGATAATATCGTAGACGGCGCATATTCTACCGCCGGTATCACTAACGATACAGGTGCGGCACTGAATTTGTATATTGCTAATAACGCAATCAAGGTCGCTGATGGAGAGCCAGGAATTGAACTGGTCGCAACGGCTACCGGTCGTATTATTCACAACTATATCGCTAGTACTGGACTTGATCCCGACGATGCGATTGTTGCGGCAGATTGTGAATGGTTTGAAAACTATGCCGTCGATACCGATGGTGAGACTGGTCAGCTAATAGGCGTTCCGTCTGATTCCCCAACCAACTTTGTCGGGGTAGACGACGCCAATAACGAAGCTGCCACAACTAATATCGTTAGAAATGTAGACGGTTCTATTTTAGAACGTCTAGAAGACTTGATGGCTAATTTAGTCGGGGCAACTGGGGTAGCAACCTATCCCGCCGCCGCAAAAGCCGCTAATGCTATTAGTATGGCAGAAGTACTTAGGCACTCAGACGACGCGCAAGAACAGTCTATTGTAAAGATAGATGGCGATGTTCTGAACGCTGCCGACGCACTGTTCACGGTTACGGGAGGGCCTATTATGATTAAGGAGTTTGTTGGCATTGTGACAACCTTAATCGGTGGAGCGGTAAATATGACGGTTCAAGCAACAACTACCGCCCCAGCCGGAACAACTGTTTTTACAACTACCGTTGCCATTGATAATGATGCGGTAGGAACATCATATACGTTTACTGCTGCTTCGCCCAGTGTACTTACCCCGACTACCGCCGGAGTAATACCAGACGTTTCGCGTCTAGGATGGCTCTGCCCGATTGGAGAGATTGAAGCTTTAGGCAGTGCGGCTGAAACTGGTCGAATAGCTTGGTATATGTCTTATGTACCACTTTCTCCATTATCAACCGTTGTGGCGGCCGTATAGCCTAGACAAGGGTGTCGATTTTTTCGACACCCTTAAAGGAATTTTATGACAATCAGAGAAATAGTATTCTCAAGAAATACAACTTATGCCGGACTTTTCGCGCTGATCGGGTTGAGATGTTACCCAGACGAATTGCCGGAAGATGTAACTTATCCCGCCATTTCTTACCTGATTGTGTCTACGGTAGACACAATCTATAGAACGCACGACGGCGCCCCGTCAAGAGCAGTATCACGGGTGCAGATGAATTGTTGGGCAGAATTGCCCGATGACGTTTGGGCCGTAGCAGAGCAAATTCGTTCTGCGTGGTCTGGCTATAACGATAGCTGCACGGTAGGTTATGCGTTTATAAATAACGAGATATCCGGTTACGAAACGGGTATCAACAAATATAGGGTTGCGGTAGACGTAACCATAGATTACTTATTGGAAGGATTTTAATTTGAGAATCGCAATATATTCTGCTTCGCCTCATACCTATACGGGTTATGGCAAACAGACAAAATTATTAGCACTGGGTTTGCAACGCTTAGGTCATGAAGTCGCCATTATAGCGAATTATGGACTTTATGGCAGTAGCTTGAACTGGCGTGGAATGACCATCTATCCAATCAAGCGCCACCCTTTAGGTGCTGATACAGTTGGTAAATATGCTAAGCATTTTCGGGCACAATTAATCATTTCTTTATACGACATTTGGGCGATCCCCGATTTTGTAAAGAAAACGCTCCCTTGCCCTTGGATGGCCTGGATACCTCTTGACGGTGATCCCGTGCCAAAAGCAATGATCAATAAAATGGCACAGATAGAATACCCTATCACAATGGCGCGGTTTGCCCAAGAAGAATATAAAAAAGTCGGGTACGATACCGAGTATATTCCTTTAATGGTAGAAACCGAAATCTTTAAGCCAGTAGACGACAAACGCAAAGCCAAAGAGAGTATTGGTTTTCCGCCCGACAAATTTATAGTTTCGACAATAGCGGCAAACAAGGGTTTCCCCTACCGTAAAGGCTGGCCCGAATTACTGCAAGCGTACAAAAAATTTCACTTGAAACACCCTGACTCCCTGCTATACTTGCATACTACCCCGACTCCTTTCGGCTCAAAAGAAGGTATGTATTTTGAAGAGTTTTTTAATCTAATAAATATGCCCGAAGCGTCTGTCTGTTTCGTGAATCAGGTAGAATACTTTTTTGGAATCCCCGACAATCAATTAGTAAAAATATACCAAGCATCAGACGCATTTCTATTGCCGTCACGGGGCGAAGGGTTTGGCGTGCCGCTCATAGAAGCACAAGCAAGCGGTATTCCGGTCATTACTAACGATTGTAGCGCGATGCCAGAACTGACTATTAACGGTATATGCTGTGCTGGCGGCGAAAAAGAAATGCATCCAGGATTACACTATTGGTGGACACGAGCAAACATTGATAATGTGGCGCAAGCGTTAGAAGCCGTTTACAAAGGGCAACTTGCGCCTTTGACCGTGCAAGGTATAAGTGCGATGACTGAATACGATCACAATTTCGTGATGAACAATTACTGGAAATCTTATCTAGAAAGGGTAGAAAAAACTTTATGGTAAACGTAGACTTGACGGGGTTATATCAAATAAAACCAGGCAAGAAATATCTTGTCGTTTTAAAAGTCGATGGCGGTTTAATTGACGTGGAAGATTTTGTACATATATCTGATCTGGTTTCTGAGAAGTTAAAAAATCTCGGCTGCGAAAAAGATGTTGAGATTTTAGTGATGAACGGCGTAGATGTGGTGATAACGGAATGCGAATAGGATGGATAAGCGATAAAACTAATGTATTAGGAGGCGCGGAGGTATCAGACGATGCTTTTGTATTAGGCGCTCCGGGCGAAATCGTGCATTGCCCTGCTAATATGAGACCACCGGATGGCATTGATATTTTTGTAATAAACAACAGTATCTATTATGATAGACGCTGGATAGGCGTTCTAAAAGATAAACCTTTCGTAAAGCACTGTCACGATCTAATGCCTTTAGGCGATGTTCGATTAACCAGATTTATATTAGACAACGCGCAAGCAGTACTATTTAATTCCCCAAAACAACAAAGTATGTTCCAATGGGATTATGATTTTACAAAAACTAGATTTGTACCTTTACCGGTTGATATTGACAAATTTAGCGCCAGATTACCTAGCAGGAGCGGGTATGTTTGGTTCGGTAGAGCTTCTATAGAAAAAGGCATTCATTTCCTAGCTGACTTTGCTCATAAGAACGGGGTGTCTGTTGACATATACGGGCAAATGGGAAGGAATGCGAAAAGTGTTGTGGAGAAACCTTTAGTATATAAAGGCGTAATTCCGCACGGCGATATTCATAATATATTAGCACAATACAAGTATTTTTGGTATAAACCAATTATGGATGATTTGTATTGCCACGTTGTAATAGAGGCAATATGCAGTGGTCTAGAATGTGTCTTGTATGGAGATACAAGATCATTCTACGAGTGGTATAACCCCGACATGTGCCGCAATGCCACGCGGATTTTTTGGGAGACAATAGAAAATGCGATTAACTGACATACAAAGATACACGCTACAATACACGACTAATAACACGACGCTGATTATAGCTGAAGATAGCCCCGACAATTTAAGCGCCGACGTTGTAATATTAAACGGTTTTAATAAAGAATCCAGCAGGCTGGTAAAATTAGCCAAACGCATTTGTAAAAAATACGTAGTCATAATTACAGCAGGTAGACAAATGGAAAAGAAGGCTATCTGTAAGATGATCGGGGCGGTAGACATAAAGGAACTGGATGATTCTTACTTTATTGTTTGGGCTAAAGATATAAACACCAGAAGACGACTCATAGAGAACAGGAAAGGATGAAAAGATTAACATAGGTATCAGTTTGATACAAGGAGATGCATAGATGACACACGTTCCAAGTTTTGGTTCGATTTTACAATTTGATCCTGCTGGCGGAACAGCGTATGGGGCAGTAGGGCAAGTACAGGACTTACAAGTTATGGGCGTAACACGCTCAACGATAGACGTAACAGACCACGATTCAAAAGTGGCGGCAAGCGGATACAGGGAATTTATAGCTGGGGTTTCTGATGGTGGCGAATGTTCATTCACTATTGGATTTGATCCTACGAATTCGGTTGTGGTCGGGGCGGCAGGCACGGGTATACTAGGTTCGTTTGACGAAGATGGGTGTATCGTGCCATCGTGGCAATGTACCCTTAATTCTTGCACTGGTACTACGGCTATTTGGACTTTTGACGGATATCCAACCAACTTTACGCAAAGCTCGCCGGTAGAAGGTCAGCACACAGCAGATTTAACAATCAAAATAAGTGGTAAGCCCACATTAACAGTAACATAGAAAAGGAGTAACATGCAAAAGATTACTAATAGAGCAGATTTTTTCACAAGTGCAACGTATAAAACGAAACTTGTTGAATTCAAAGACCGTGACTTTTCCGTTCTTGTGCGCGAATTGACGCAAAGAGAAATCGAAGAGATAGGTCTAGGAATAAAAGGCGACGATGAGAATTTAAAAGGTAAACAGGCTCTTGCCGTTAGGTGGTGCGCTGTTGACGAAAATATGGAACAATTGTTTAATAAAGGTGATATAAAGCGACTGGAAACGATAAGCTCTTCTATTATCACAGAAATAAGCAATGCTATTTTTGAAATATCAGGCGTTAGTCAGGCAAAAGAGGAAGAAAAAGAAGAAAAAAACTAACCGTAACCCGTAGGTTTCAATTCAAGCTGGCATTGGCATTGGGTTACGCAAACCCCGACAAAATGCTAGATGAGATGACGAATAAAGTATGGCAAGAATGGATACGGTTTTACAGCGTAGACCCATTCGGCGAATCCAGAGGCGATCTACGGGCAGCCTTGATATGCAGTACATTTGCTAATAGTAACAGAGAGAAAGGAAAACCAGTTTATAAGATCAAAGACTTTCTATTAGAATTTGAGAAACCAAAAACAAAAACCCCCGAACAATTGTTAGACAAGCTATTCGTTGCTAACGCGATGTTCGACGGTGAGGTTAAAAAAATTGGCTGAAAAGTTAAACGTGGCAACACTTGTCACCTCTCTTGCGTTAGACGCAAAAGACTGGCAGAAAGGATTAAATACGACACTCCAAACGACAACGACTTGGAGTGAAAAAATAAAAACACAGGTTATAGATAGAACACTCGATTTTATCGGTAGTAGCGTTAAAAGTACACTTTCTACTATTGGGCTAATCGGGAAGTCTTTCGCTCAGCTTGCCGTAGATGCGGCGCCGATTCAGTCGGTAGCCGCATCTTTTAGCGTTATGGAAAACCAGTTTGGCGTTTCTCTAGATGCTATGAAATCAGCGGCGAGCGGCACTATAACCGACTTTAAGCTGATGCAAGCGGCGAACACTGCTTTAACCGGCGCGGGGCAAGAACTGGGTGTAGAATTTGGGCAGAAATTGCCCGTTTTGTTAGAATCAGCAAGGGCAGCCGCACGGGCAACTGGTCAAGACGTAGGATTCTTATTTGAATCGCTTGTGACTGGTGTTAAGCGCGGTTCGCCTATGTTAATTGACAACACGGGTATTGTATTAAAGTTAGGCGAAGCAAACCAAACACTCGCCACCAAACTAGGAAAGACAGTTGAGCAACTAACATCACAAGAAAAAAGCATTGCGATTTTAAATGCTACGGCTGAAGCTGGTCAAAAGATAATAGACCAATTCGGCGGATCGCAATTAACCCTTTCCGAGCAGATACAAAAATCGCAAACAATTTGGCAGAATTTCAAAGATCAAATTGGTTCCGCACTAGGTCCGGTCTTAAATAAAGGGCTAGAAACATTAAATATGCTAGGAGCAGAGGTTCTTCCTTTGCTGGTCAATTTCGTAGAAACACGTGTTGCCCCGGCACTAGGTTTTTTTGCCGATAAAATTAGCGATGTAATTAGTGGCCTGGTAACAGCAGGCGACACAACAAGAGAATTTGTCAATTTTGTTACAGATGGATTTGGTCAGATAATTCCAGTCGTTGAAACAGTAGGAACGACATTCGTACAAAAACTTGCTGCAAGATTAGGGCAAGCGGCAAAGAACGCTTTTGAATGGGGTGTGAATATATCCGTTCAATTAGCGAGTGGTATAGTCAAAGGCGCTGCGGCGGCACTTACAGCGGCAATGAATTATATCGGTGGTATGCTGTCATATTTCTTAGCTCCTGGCTCGCCGCCCCGTGTTGCGCCCGACATGGACAAATGGGGAACGGAAGCATTTGAACAATTTTTAATGGGAATGACAGAATCCTCATTTGGTATTTTGGAAGGGCTACAATCGCCACTTAAAAATGCTTTGTCCAGTTTAGAAGGAATGGGGGCTATAGGCGAGGGCGTAGCTAATGAAACGTTCGCCACACTTACCCAAGAAATTACAAAGTCGTTAGACGTATTCCAAAAGACTGGAGAAGTTGGAACTGGTCTTTTTGAAAAGTTACGTGCTGCTGGGGGCGTATACGGGAATCAATTAGCAGGTTTAGCGGAGAAACAATTTGCCCTGGCGAAGGCTACAGAAGCGGTAAGAATAGCAGAAGAAAACCTTGCGAACGCAAGAGATCAGACATCTAAGGCACAAGATACCGTAGATGACTTGGCTGATGCTTATAATAAATTGGTGGCGGGTGGCGCCGATCCTGCTATACTAAAAGCAAAGAGAGCAGAATTCGACGCGGCAAAGAAAAATCTTGACCTTGCAAAAGAACAAGAAAAGCAAGCGATTAAAGACCAAAAAGCAACAGAAGGCACGGTCGCTCCACTTGAAAAAGAGCTTTCTTTACAACAAAAAGTATTAAATCAACTAATAGACATAAATAAAGCACAAGAAGGCATAGCAGATAGCGCAGAAGACAAAGCGAAGCCAGGTAAAGGGGGCGCCGGTCTAGCAATACCTGATATTGCAGATATGCTTCCTGCTGGCGGATTAGCTCTTGATTCACTATTGCCCGACTTTGAAAAGAACAAGACAAAAATGGGCAATATGTTTACTGATATGTTTAGCCCATTTAAAGACGCTTGGGATAAAGAAATGTCGCCGACGCTTGACGCTTTAGGCGATAAGTGGGATTGGTTCACTGGTATCGTCAAAACGTTTTGGGATAAGAAAGTACAACCGACTATAGACAAATTTAAAGAATTCATCCCTCCGATTACCCTGCAAGACATAGGGAAATTGATAGGCGTGATCGCTGTTTTGGCAATAGGATTCGGCCTTTTAAGTTTGGCTGGCGGAGTAGTTGCTACGGTTATTGGGGGGATTTTGTCTCCTATCGGGTTGCTAATAGTCGGGGCAGCGGCACTATGGCTGGCTTGGGAAAATAACTGGGGTGATATTCAGGGTAAAACTGAAGCGGTTGTGGGTGTTTGGAACGATCTGGTCGTGCCGACTTGGAAAAAGGTTTCAAGTAACCTAGAAAAAGAATTGAGCAATACAGACGGTTTTTGGTTTAAGACGTGGGAAAATATGAAAGATGCCCTTTCCGTCGCTTGGGAAGGGATTAAGAAACTTTTTAATAATTCTCTTGTATTTATTGGCGCCCTCTTCGTCGCAGCCATGTTCGCTTTGCAGGGCGAATGGGAAGGGGCTTGGCTAGCCATCAAAATGGCACTGGGGGCAGTATGGGATAATATCGTAACAATAGTTGCAACCGCTATAGATACGGTCTTAGCGCTGTTTGGAACCTCGATGGCGAAGATAGGAACTGCTTGGGTCAACTTTTGGGATGGCGTTTTTAAAAAGGTTGCAGAAGTTTGGAAGGCGATAACCGACTGGGTTAACACGTCTATAACAAATATCTTACTAGGTATAAATACCTGGATAACAGCAGTTCGGGCAGCCTGGACAAAATTTTGGAGTGACCTGTTCACGGGTGTCACATCAGCAGTAGACAACATAAAAAATAGCATTGTAACATGGCTAGCTAATTTAATAACTCTGTGGGAAACTAATTGGAACAATATACTTTTAATTATCAACACAATTATAGATAACATCATAACTAGCATAACAGATTGGTTTACGAACCTTGTTGATACGTGGACTTCAAATTGGGATAATTTTTTACTTATACTAAATACCACCTGGGAAAACATCAAACTGGCGATAGCTACATTTATCGCTGATATTTTTACAGCGATGGGGTTAGACCTTGAAGAAATGAAGGAACGCTGGGCGACGATCTGGGCAGACGTGAAACTGATCGTGGCGACGGTTTGGGATAATATAAAGACCGCTATAAGCGACAAATTAACAGAGATCAAAACTAACCTTACTAGGATGTGGAATAATTTTGTATTGCTCATCTCTAATAAAATGCTGGAAATGCTAGGGTCTATTTTGACGACGTGGGATAACATAAAGTTAGCCATAGCAGCCAAGCAAGCCGAAATAAAAACTTCTATAACAACGATTTGGAACAATATCGTTCTGGCGGTTGCAACGTTCTTGCTAAATATTTTAGCAAATATGTTGGAGGTCTGGACCAACATTGTTGCGACAATAACCGAAAAAGTAACAGAGGTATGGCAAGTCTTAACCGACAAGTGGTTAGAAATAAAAGATGCTATCTCGGAAAAAATTACTGAGATATTAACCATCTTAACCGACAAATGGACAGAAATCAGTACTATAGTATCGGAAAAGGTTGCGGAAGTTTTAACTACGATTACCGACAAATGGTTAGAAATAAAAGACGAAATTGATGAGAAACTAGAAGAAATATCTACGGCAATACTAACGATCTGGACTTCGATTGTAACGACGGTTTCGGAAAAAGCAGAAGAGATTTATACAGCAGTAACCGGCAAAATTGGAGAAATATCAACGTGGCTTGGCGAACAAGTTGAGAGCTTTAAGACCTTAGGCGGCAACCTAATAAGTGGTATCGCCAGTGGTATTACGTCGGGCGCGGGAGCAGTTCTTTCCGCAATCACGACGGCTATTGAGAACGCTATTGCTTCAGCTAAAAAGGCGCTTGGAATTGCTTCACCTTCTACCGTGTTTGCTAACCTAATCGGTAAGCCAATTATGGAAGGAATAGCAGTCGGTATAGATGCGAACGTAAAAATACCCGAAGCGTCGATAACGGCAAGTATGGCTGGTTTGGTCAATTCAGGCAAGACAGAAATAGATAATAGCAAGACAATAAACGCCACTTTTGAAAATAGTGGCGATGAAGATAGGCAAATGATGAATATGCAATTAGCAGGAGCATTAATGTAGAAAGGGTTTATGTGAAAAAGATAATATTTATAGTTTTATGTATTTTATTAGTAGTCAATGTATCAGCGCAAGAGGTTTATGAGATTTATATGCCTCTTGTGCGAAAAGAGAGTATATATATGAGTAAATGGAAATTTATATTACCAGAATCTACACAGAACAAGGTATATAATCCGTCTGGTGAAATAGCAGGAAATTTCGTAGCTGGGGGCGGCGCAACAGTAACACGGGTTGCTGCGTATGGCTGGAAGGGCGTATATGGATACAGGGTGCAAACGGCTGGGGTTTCTGAGCGTATAGTCTTAACACTTGGCGCATTGTCAAACGCGATTCACTATGTGACTGTTCGCATACGCGGCACATTGCCGGCTAACGGAACAACGTGGTCGCTTGACAGTGGGGGCACTTTCACTGCACCGGCAAAATTACTTGACTATGACGGTATATGGTCGCTGTACGGTCTTCAATTTCCGGCAGCACAGGCGAACGGAAGCACGTTGTTGTGGCTTGCTCAGAGCGGTGCTGGGAGCGGTGATTTTTACGTAGATGCTGTACAAGTAGAAGAGAAGGAATATTGGACGACATTCGCAGACGGCTCTCAGTCGGATTGTGATTGGGATTCGACTCCGAATGGCAGTTCGACCACCAGAAACGCCCTAAGTCGTGCCGGTGGCCGAGTTTATGACTTTAAAGACGACTATTATTTTGGGATATCAGATATAATCGGGGCAGGTGCTACACAGCAAAATAATACTATAGATAATTATGCAACCGAACCAGGCGGGCAATTAAACAGCGTGAAAACGAAACCCCGAACGTGGCAATTAGTCGGGAACATTGATCTAACTGGGGTTGATACTTGCGACTTGAACGCAGCAAGAAAAAATCTAATCAGTGCCTTAAAATATAATAGTGTGCCGGCTGACGAAAACGGATGGCAACCGGTCATTATACGATATATGGGTGATATAGCAAAGGAAATAAAGGTACACTATAAATCAGGATTAGAAGTGAATCTAGGTGTAGACAACCAAGTACATGAAAAGGTCGCCTTGCAATTTGACTCCCCTGATCCTTTTTGGTATGCGATAGGGGAAAATAGCGTTACGCTGGATACTGTTAATAGTGCGACTTTAAGACGGGTTGGGGCAAGGTTAACATCTTCTGGGCAATGGGATGTTTTAAATCTAGACGGCGCATCGTCAATAACTACCGTATTCGTTGTTGCAACTTCACCAGATGGCGATCTGTATATAGGCGGGTTGTTAAATAGCGTAGATGGTGTTGCCAATACGAGCTATGTCGCAAAATATACAGTATCTACCGGAATTTGGTCAGCATTGAGTACAGGCACTAATGGTATTGTACGTTGTATGGTATTTGATGCAACAGGAAAATTATATATGGGCGGCGATTTTACATTGGCCGGTGGAGTGGCAAACACAGAACACCTAGCACTATACGATCCGGTTGCGAATACCTTTTCAGCAGTCGGCGACCCGTTAACAGGATCGGCATCCATAACTAATGTAAACGCACTGGCAATAGATAAAAATAGTTTATTATACATAACTGGTAACTTTACAGATTGGAATAACATTGCTAATGCTGATTATATAGTATGTTGGAATGGCTCTGTTTACAGTGCTTTAAGTAGCGGATTAGGTTCTATAGGTCTAGCGTTAGGCGTTGACGACGATAATCTATTGTGGATAGGTGGCTCTTTTACGACTGCCGGAGGATCAGCAGCACTTTATTTCGTATCTTGGGATGGAACCAGTTTTATCACTATTAATGATGAGCCTAATGGCGCCGTTGGCACAATAGCCATAGACAATTCTAATAATAAATATATAGGTGGCTCTTTTACGACAATAGGAGGTACTTCATTTTTAAGAGTCGCTAAATATAATAACGTCGCCTGGTCTGACATGAATGGTGGAGCGAATAACACGGTTAGGGTCTTGAAATTTTCACCGAACGGGTTATTGTATGCTTTTGGAGATTTTACCACCATCGGCGGTATTGATTCTACACAGACGGGCAGTATTTGGAACGGCTCTGTTTGGATACACTTAGATGTAGAATTTGGCAGTTCAATGATCGCGTATAGTGTTGCCTTTTCAAAACAAGATTCTATCGTACCTGATAACTATAATATATGGTTCGGGGCAAATGCAAGCGCGACGGTTGCTTCCGACTTCTCAGGTATCGTTACGGAAGATAATGATGGAAATCAACTAGCATATCCAAAATTTATACTTTCTCGCAGTGGGGGCACGGCAGCGACCTTGCGACAAATAAGAAATGAAACGCTAGGAATAACATTGTCTTTTGATTATAACCTAGCAGATGGAGAAACGCTTACTTTGAACACCGATCCAAATAACAAGTATATCTTATCAAGTTTTTATAGGTCAAGACCAGATGCCGTTCTTGCTGGTTCTGATTTTGAAGAATTCGTATTGAATTCTGGCAATAATCAAATAACATCATTTGTTAGTACACCTGATGCTACTATAACGCTGTTTATGCTATATACAAGCACTTATGACTCGTTCGATTAGGTGAAATATGACAAAATATGAATTTTGGCTGACAACCGATCACGGCGCTAGAATAACGAATGAATATGGTTTAATACCAATAACAAAGCCTTTGTCATTCACAATATCAAAGGTTGTAAACGGTATTGGCAATCTAATGATGAAAGTGCCTATTACTTTCGACACTGACTTATTTTTCCAAAATACCGATATGATGGTTCAGGTCTGGCGTAAACCGGATGGAGGAACGAAGAGTATTTTTAACGTGTATTTCATACGTGAGTTGGAATATATTACCTCAAACGGTAAACTGGTCATACAGCTAACGGGCGCAGATATGAATGAACTGCTTAGGCGCAGAATAGTGGCCTATTATAAAGGCAGCGATACAGCAACGAAATTCACCTATGCAGACGACATGTTAAAAGAGATTTTATCAGAAGCGATTGTAGACGGCGTTGCCCCTGCTGTTGACGACGGCACACGAGTATGGAATGACCTAACCATAGCAGCAGATACCAGTTCTGGCCCGATCTTGACACAAGATATTCCATTTAAGAAGTTGCTTACCTTGCAGGGTGGAGGCGTATTTGGCACAATTGTGAAGGCAAGTCGCGCAGAAGGAACAGAAGTCTTCTTTGACATTGTACCTGATGTAGTAACAAGTAATAGTATTTCTTTCAAGTTTATAACTAAAATCGGTCAGCCAGGAATGGATAGAACAGATACCATTGTATTCTCGCAAAGAAATAATAACCTGAAGCAACCTAAGTTAAAATTTTCATACCTTAAAGAAGAGAACTATATTTATGGCTTAGGAGCAGGTAAAAAATCAAACAGAACTGTGGTACAAGTCGGTGATTCTAGTCGTTATAATGCCTCACAGTGGAACAGATGCGAAGGCGTGGCTGAATCCAGAGATCAGGGCGACGAAGATGGGGTTAGGGAAGCAGCCCGGGCAAAGCTCGACGCAACAAGACCGATCAGGATATTTCAAGCATCTTTGATAGATACAAGGGCTATTCGGTATGGTAGGGATTATAATGTTGGTGACAAGGTAAAAGCTAGATATGCTGGCTTTTCTTTTGATACTCTGATACGTGGGGTAGTGTTGTCTTTGAACGAAAATGGGATAGAAACTATACAGTGTAAGCCGGATTGGGAAAATGACTGAAAATATTTTAAGAGAATTAAGGGATTTGAGAATTGCGGTTGACGGTATTATAGATAGGAATGAAGCAACAGAAATACAAAAAGATGACGAAGACGCTTGGCGTACGGCGATCTCTTCTGTTTTGAGCCTTCCTGCTTTACGCGGTTTCTGGCCAATGTCGCCCGTAGCCTATACCAGCCCACAGGCGCTTGACGTATCGGGCAATGGGAACCACCTGACACGCGCCACCACTAAATTCGGTTACGATGCGACTAGCACTCTATTGCCAGTATCGTATTACGATGGTGCAAGTAGGCTCTTCAAGGCTGACGGCGGCGCAGGGAACTGGGCGGACGTGACCGGCACTGAAGGTTATACCCTGCCCCCGCAGCGCGGCCTCGGTATCGGAACCTGGGTGTACTTTTCCAGTGCTATCGGCGGCAACGAGATATTTTTTAGCAAGCGTCGGGCGGCTGCTGGCAATCATAGTTACTGGTTACGGCGCACTGCCGCCGGGAATATCGAAATAATAGTATCAGTTGACGGCACGGCGACAACGACGGCCACCAGTGCGGCGACGGCCGCAAGCAATGCATGG